TTACGGTCTTATATGCTGTATGGTAGCAGCTAATTTCTCACCAATTTGATTCATACCAGATGTATTACAATGTACATCATTACCTTCTAATAATATTGTATTAGAATTTTCTGTAAATATTTTAAATGGTAATTCCATAGAAAATTTGTTACCATATTTTCTATCTAGTGCCACTCTTGTATCTGATATATAAATACCATCAGCTTCTTTAGGTTCGTAATAGTTCACTAATAGATTATAAAACTCAAATAATGCATAATTACCTTTTATTTTCATACTATCATTTGTACTAGGGCAAGTTAGTATTACAAATTTTGTATTAGCATTAGCTAATTTAAATTTAGCTATTAAATTATCTAAATTTGTAGACCATGTTGTGAATGATGACTCAACATTAGAAGGTTCTAGATTATAAAAATCATTAAATCCAAATAAGAATGTTACAACATCAGCTATAGGTATATTCCAAGTTGAGTAGTATTTAGTAATATCTATTTTAAAATTTAATGTAGCTTCAGGTATATCAACCCATGTTGTACCATTATATACTTTAAATACAGCCCCAGCTGTATAATACATAACATCATTTAAAGCAGGTGAACTTTTAAATCCTGTAGTCTCAAAACCTGTAGTATTACATATTTGTACAAAGGCATCTATTGCATATGCTGGACCTATACCAGCTTTTATATAAGCCCAAAACCCTGTAGGTCCATAGTATTTATAAGGATTATCCGGATGTAAGAATGGACTGAAATTTCCAGTAGTAGTTGGTTTTAGTAGAGTCATGTATTGAGCTAGAGTCCATCCAGACCTACCCTCTCTTGGTACATCAGTACCTGCTACTGTTTTACACATACCAACTGGTGTAATATTTGGTAAAATATCTTTTACTCTTTTTACATATGTACCTATGTCAGTAAAACTATCACCAATAGATAATGTTTTTAATGCTGTTGTTTTAGATAAGTTATTTACAATAATATTAAAATTTTTAGTAGATAATACATTTAATGAAAGGTCATATACTATACTCGATCCAGTGTAAGTTCCAACAGTAGGTACATCTATTCTACTCTTACTACCAACTTTACTGAATCCAGTTAAACTACTAACTAATTCTATATTAGATTCTCCATTAGCTCGTTTTACTATTTCTTTATGATAGATGTTATTTTCTACAGTTGATAGAAAATGTTGCTTAGATGCTATATTAGTTATATTTGGATAAACAACTGGTTGTAATAGATTAGGATTAATGCCTCTAAAGTATGGTGTAAAAGTAGTACTTACAGAACCAGCCTCTAATTGCATACCATTTAGATTAACAATACCTGTTATAGTAACTATAACATATTTAACACCAGCTGGAACTGTAAATGTGTTAACATTTTGTACATCACCTGTAATAAATTGTTTATCAGCATTAAAATAAGCTACAAATCGCATTGATTTATTCGATATATATTGTTGACCTTCTACTACTTCTATATACTCCGATTGATAATGGTCAGAGTATACACCTATAGTTCCTGTATTACTATAATATGAATTTGATAATATATTATCTTTATTAAATAGATTTTTACCAATATAATATGGTATCTTGTTACTGATATTACTTTCAATATCTAATATTCTAATTAAGTTTCTAGGTATATACCTATAATATGTTTCATATATTGTAGCAGCAGTACCTTTTTCTAATTGACATGTATTTTTTTTAGTTATAGGTTCTAGTGTAATTCTAATATAGTACACATTTGCTGGAACTATGATTGTATTAGTAGCGGTTGAGTAACCCAAATTTACAGGATTCTTATTTATGTCATAAAAAGTAACAAACCTAGCTCCAGTACTACAATAATAAGTAGTTGATGGTTCAACTTTAATAAAATCAGAGTATGTTAAGCTTGCACCTACTGTTATATTACCAGCTACATTAATAAAATATCCATCAGTACATGTATCTTTATTAAATAGATTTTTACCAATAGTTAAATCAGCTTTACTATCTATTTTATTCACTACATCATCAATCTTGATACCTGTACTTTTAATTCCATTCAACTTATTAAACAAATCAATTACATTCGCACTAGCTATTCCAATTGATTTAGGTTTAAAAATATTCCCTAATGTATCTAAAAAATTTCCAAACATTTCTCTCTCCTTATTTCAATATCAATATTTCATTGTCTGTTGTAACTAAGATTTCATTATCTGTTGTTACTAGAGCATAACCTAAAAGTTTTTTTATAGATTTAAAGCTCTTTAAAGCTCCTCCCACTCTTCCTATTAAACTTCCCACAATTGATTTAATCATCTCACACCATCACATTTCTAGTAATCAACACTTTTACAGTTCCAGTTTTAGCTCTTCCATAAATTTTAGAATCTTCGCTGTAGTTTGCAAAGCTATCTTTATTGTCATAGTCACTTCGACCATATATTGTTCTTGTCACATCATTCGCACCTGGTATAGTTGAATCAAATCTAAAATCTAAATTTTCATTTGGTCCACTCATGTTCGTAATAATTCCCTCACCCTCTAGTAGTAATTCCCAAGACGTTCCAACTACTGTAAACTCTTTATCATCTATTAATGCCATAATTTCTCCTTTTTTTTAATTTTCAAAATCTAAACCTACTGTCCAACCACCACTTTTTGTAAAGCTGTGCCTGACTGATTTAATGTTGTATTCATAATCATCCTCTGAAATATTCAAAAGCTTAAGAATACCACCTGCATATATCACATCTCCCTCGCAAGTCAAGCTCCCTGATACCATTCCGGCATTTGCTTTTTGAAGTTTAGAAAGTGCTTTAGCTCTAGCTTCATCTTCACTTACAAAGTTGCCTTTATATATAAGTATTGGTTCTGCTGCATCATCAGGAACAAAAATTTCTTTTCTAAAATTTATTTTAGTATCATGCCAACTTACTTTTACACTGTTGTATCTAGTTTTCTCACTATGAGTTAGTAAAACTTCATCTAAACACTTATTTACATCTATTTGATATTGTGGCAAAATGCCATTTTTTACATTGTCTTTTATCTTTTTTACAAAATATAAAGTTTCATTTTTTAGATTAAAAATAGCGTTATATTCATCCGCCAAACGATTTAAAAAGCTCATGTCCGATTCATTTGTTTGAGCTACACTTTTTATATATAGATCATCAAAATCACATTTACTTCTTAACTTATATTTAGCAGCTATTTGTTTTACAATATCACTGATTTTTAAACTTTCATAAGTAGTGTTTCTTTTAACTTTAAAGTTGTTTGTAAAGTCAACACCAGTTGCAACTATTACCAATCTTTTTGTAGACTTTTTTGTTTCAGTTACTTTAAATACACCTATTAGTTTCAAACTTTCATAACCTAGATATACTTTTATTTCATCTGCTGCTTTAGGTCTTTTATATTTACCTAAAACTTCAATCTCAAGCTGGTCGCTGTTATTGTTCGCGTAATCTGTAATTGTCAAACTACTTAAATCTTTTAAAATAGGTTGTGTTTTATTTGCTCCATTTACAACTATTTGAATTAAAGGTACTTTTACCATAGATCATCCTCTACTTTTAGAGTTTTCTCTATTATAGGAAGCGTGATAATATCTCCCTCTTCTAAATATATTTTATTTTTAAGTACACTATTTAGTTGTAATACCGTTTCAAAATCAGATAGTGAACCCAACTTTTCTTGTACAATTTGGTCTAATCTATCGCCTTGATTAGCTATTACTTTTATTGTCATTTTCCAACCTTAACAAGTTCAATAGTGTATGATTGCTTCAAAAAAGTACCATCATTTAAAAATAAATTTTTTGTCTTTTTTATTGAAAATATCAATACCGTATAAGCAACACCTGTACTAAAAGCCATAGTAACTGGTTCTTTTTTTGCTGCTAATTTTTCAAAATCATCTAATATTCTGATACTTTTTGCAATCAAAACTCCACTTATCGTGTCTTTTTGTTGCTCTTTACCAACACTTTGATAAGAGTCATAATCACCTATTTTATTGAATGTCACAAAAGGATATTCAATACTTGTAGAAAATGTATCAAACACAGTTTTATCAACTTTAAACTCAAAATTACCTATTAAACAAAGCATTAAAACTCCTTATCGCTTAGGCTTGTAGCGTTTGATTTAAGACCAGCTGCTACACCTTTTTCAACTTCCGCAGTTGAAGCAGGATTGTTGATTTCAATTTTTTGTATATTTACATTTTGAGATTTATTTATACTTGCATTTTGATTATCAAGTTTTATTGGTTCAACTGGGTTAATACCTGTACTAAGTTGCTGATTATCAGTTTTTGTTTTTAAAATCTCTGTTGTTGCTAAAACTGGACTTGTACCACCAAAGATTGATGTTATTTCATTCCATAGAGGCTTAATAAATTCAATACCTGATTTAAATAAGTTTAAAAAATCTTCAAAAGCTTGTTTTGGATTATTCCAGATTTCACTCATAAATGTTTTTATCGGTTCCCAATATGTATATATTAATCCTGCAGCTAATGCAATTGCTGCAACAGTAGCAACAATCGGATTAGCTAAAAACAAAGTATTTACAAAAAGTAAGGTTTTACCAATATTTAGTAAACCTCCAATAACAAAACTTGACATATATCCAAGAGCACTAAATCCAATTGATAGAGCAATAACTCCAACTACAGCGATTCCAAGTACTTGACTTAAAATTGGAAATTTTGTTACAAAATCTCCTACTTTTTCACCAATTATTCTAAGTCGAGTAATAACAGCATTTAATGCAGGCAACAAAAGTGAACCAAAATTTATAGCAATAGCACTTGCTGTATTTCCTAAAAGTTTAAGATTATTCTGAGTAGTTGCACTTCTTGTTTCAAACTCTTTTTGCATGCTTCCTAAATATTTAGTTTTATCAGCTGTTGCCTCTAAAGCTTGAGTATAGTTATCTAATCCTCCAACAAGCAATGCAATATCATCGGCATACTCTGCACCAAATAAATCAGATAAAACACCCATTTGTTCTTTTTTAGGAACTTTTTGAAGAGTTTTCAAAAAGCTAATTAATCCACCTTGAGCATCTTTTTCAATTGAGTTTTTTACACCTTTGGCACTTAAACCAATGGCATCTAATCCCTCTTGAAATGATTTGTTTTGTTTATCTGCTGTTTTTAATTTTAATAATAAAGCATTAATTGAAGTTGCAGCAACTTCAGGTGGTTTACCTAAAGCTAAAAAAGCACTACTTAATGCTCCTGTTTGAACTGTTGTTAATCCAAATATCTTAGCAACTCCACCAACTCTTCCTAATACTTCAACTATATCTTTTGCTTTTGAAGCTGAAGTATCTGATAAATGATTTATACTATCGCCAAGTTCTACAACTTGAGTTTGAGTTAAACCATAAATATTCATAAGTTTAGCAATACTATCTCCAGCTGATTCTGCACTCATATCAAAAGCTGTACTCATCTTTGCAACTGTAGTTGTAAATTGTAAAAGATTCTCTTTTGCAATACCAAGCTGTCCACCGCTTGCACTTATTGTTGCAAGTTCTGTTGCAGATAAGGGTATAGTTTTTGATAAGCTTAATAAACTTTTTTCAAAAGTCTTAGCTTCATTTTCATTTCCAAAATTTACAACTTTTTTAACATCCGCCATTGCTGATTCAAAGTCTATTGCAAATTTAAAAGGCATAGCAATAGTTCCACCAAGAGCCACTTTATCCATAATAGATGATTTGAATTTATTTCTATACGCTTCGATATTTTTAAAAGAAACTTTTGTTTTTTCTAGTAAATTTAGATTATTCGATAATGCTAAAATCTTAGTATTAAGCTTTGATACTTCAGCACTTGTGGCACCAAATTTACTACTTAGATTAACTTTTCTACTTTCTAAATCTTTTAATTTACTATTTAATAAAGAAGTACTATTAAACACATTTGTAAAAGCAGATGCACCTTTAAACGCTGCACCAATAACTATTCCCAAACCTATTGTTTTCAAGTATTCTCCTTTCTTAAAGTTTTATTTGCTTCATCTGCAAAATATAAAAAATCATCCAAATCCATCTCAAGCATATCTGTATAACTAAAGTTAAAACAATGACCTATTAGAGTCATTGCTTTAAGACAAGAGCTATACTCTATAACAAAAGCTCTTTTTGCAACAACGCATAATCACTCATATCTAGTTCATCTATTTCTTCAACTGTTTTTTGCGTTAAATTACCAATAAGTGTAGTTTCTCTATCAATATCATTTTTAATATTTTGAACCAACTTCATATCTTTTACTTTTGCTCTTCTTGCTTTTACTACTTCACCTGTACTTAATGTAATATCTTTATTCATCTTCAGCTCCTTACGCTATATTTGATCTAAGTTGTGCTAATAAATCAGTTCCATTTATTTTTGCAATCATGTTTTTTGTATCTAACTGTACAAACTGTTTTCCATTTATCTCAAGTTCAAAGAACTTAACTTTTACTTCTATTGTTTGTTTTAGCTGTTCCTTTGCTTTCCAGCTCCCTAAATCTAAATCAAAATCTCCTTTGATTGTAGCAACTGCAGGTACAGCAACACCATCACTAAAAACAGAACCTTTAACTACAAAATATGATGTGCTATCGTTTGCCATAGCTTCAAAAACATTTTTAGAATATTGTTTTAAAACAATTTTTGCCTCTAGTTTTTGAAAAGTTCCATTTTTAATATCTACCTCAAAACCACCAATTACAAGCGATTCTCTATTAAATTGGATTTTTGGTAATTCAAATTCATCTGATACTCCAAGATGTCCAATTCCATTTGCAAAAACATTTATTTCTTGCATAAACTCAGGTACTTTAATTGCAGCCATTTATTATTCTCCTTGATTTAGATAGTTAATTAAAACTTCAGAATAATCATCCACATAAACAAGCTCTAAATTAAGCTCTTTAATAGATGGCATATCCTGAAATTCAACTGTTAAATAAAACTTACCAGCTGTAACTGTTGCTTTTGTATTTTTTTTAGTATCAAAATAGACTTTAAAGCCAATACCAACACTATTTCCAATCAACTCATTCATAAATTCTGTTATTGTTTTTTTAACTTCAAGCAGCTGGTCTGCTTCCCTGTCTAATGCCCAAAGATTAGCTTTAATCATTGCATCAAGAACTCTATAGAAACATCTTACTCTGTCTAAAGGTTGCCAAATAGGATCAATATCTCTCGTTTCAAAGCCATAAGTTCTCCAGCCATTGTTTTTTATAATCAAACAACCGCCTTCTTGTCTTAATCTTCTAGCTTCACAATCACTTCCCTCTACATGTTCAATAAATCTACTTGTAGCAGCTGCACCTAAAACAGTTCTATTAGAGTGGGATTTTGCCCAACCAAAAGATTCTGCATCATATCTTGCGATTACTCCAGCAAGTAAGCTTGAGTTTGGAATAAACTCTCCATCTGCTTTTGTATAACCCGTAGTATGCAACATAAATCTGCTTGAGAAATTTGACATGTAGTTTTTAAACCCAGCTTCATCGGCACTAAAATCATCTGTTATCCCAGTCGCCCAAAGCTTTGTTGCAATTGCATTTATTTTTGTTCCTACATCTTCATTTGCACTAAATTCAGGAACAATAATTAATCCTAATTTTAAACTAATCCCCGTTTCAATATCAGATTTGTGGATTTCATCTAGTGCATCTAAAATCTGTGGAATTGCACTATCAACACTTTTTGCTATCAAATAACAAACAATAGGACAATTTACTCCTTGTAAATAAATACCATTTAGCGATGCTTCTAAAGTACCATCTGTAATAGCTTTAGTTTTTACATAAGCTAAACCTTCCTCTGCGTTGTTAAACTTTTTAAATCCAACATCGCCTGCATTAACCGTTGCAATAATTCCTATTGCAGTTGAGCTTTCAACGGTAACAGGTCTTGCAGCACTTGCACTAATAGAACCATTTATTCCAAATAATAAATCCATGTTAATCCTTTCTTTTAATTAATTTTATTCACCAAGGCTTCGAAAACAATGATTGTCTTCTAGCCTTTTTAGAAAACAACAAAGCTTTTTATCAAACCAGGTGGCTGTGTTATTTTCTATTCTTCTACCAATATGTGAAGAGACCGTCTCATCTTGTGAACCATTCCAAAAAACAACATTAAGCAACTGGTCTAAAACAAGTAAAAATCTTTTAAATCGTGTTCTTTTTTTTACATCGTTTTGAAACTTTTCTATTAAATTTTGATTCATATCTCAATTGCCTCCAGCTCTTCAATTGTTGTACATGCTTCCATCGCTCTTTTTTTAGCTTTATAAGCTGCTCTTCTTATTTCAAAAGTAGCTGCAACGGCTATACATACTTCTTTTGCTTGTAACAAAGTTAAAGCATGATCTACATCTTGAGCATCTGTAAAATTACAAGATTCTAAACCTATCTCCAAACACAAAGTTCTTTTCGCATTTAACATCTGTGCAGAGTCATATCCACCAACCCAATTTATATTTAAACATTCAGTTGGTGATTCATAGTTGATATTCTTTTTTAATTCAGAAATAGCCACTTGTATTTTTTCTACCACTGTGAGTTCTGGAACTATTGGATTATCTACTAGCTCTTTTGCTTTTACATATTCATCTAAAATGTATTGATATTTTTCTAAAGGAACTTGTTTCATACTTGGTTCTTCTATTATAAAATCTCTTCCACTTAAATAATGAACAGCCTTCATGTTAGATAATGGTGTATTTATTCTCATTTCTATACCATTAATAATCACACGATTATTAATACAAACCATACTTTCTATATCTTCAAATTGCATATTTAACCTTTCATTATGTAAGCTAATTTCATATAAGGAGGTAGGTTTTTATTTGTTCCTGATACTCCATTTTCTTCTATTGAGATGTTATGAGCGTGTGCACCAGCTGCACTCATACCAATATTATGAGCATGTGCACCTGCAGCACCCGTAGTCACATATGATTGTATTGTGCCACTACCTGTAGGTTGATTTCCACCAGTGTAAGCACTTCCTCCACCAGGAAAACTATGACTATGACTACCTTGAGAATCAGTCCAAGCAGTATGTGTATGACTACCTTGAGAATCAGCAGAAGCATTATGACTATGAGAAACAACTACTGTATCTGCACTACCACCAGTTGTTCCAATTTCTGTATTAGAAGATGCACCATAAATAAATTTATTTCTTAAATCAGG